GCAGGACGAGATCAACAAGCGTCGCTCCAAGGCGATGCACCTGTTGAACGTCCATCAGGTGGTGGCCGAGCAGGGCGCGGTGCCGGATGTCGACAAGGCACGGCGCGAGGTTGCCAAGCCCGATGGGTATGTGGAGGTAATGCCGGGCCTCAAGTTCGAGATCCAGCAGACCACGGACCTCGCTGCCGGCCAGTTCCAACTGCTACAGCACGCTACCGCCGAGATGCAGCTTTCGGGGCCGAACGCTGCGATGAGTGGCACCGATCCGCGCGAACTGTCCGGGCGTGCCATCCTCGCCCAGCAGGCCGGCGGCGCGGCTCAGAATGAGCCACTCGCGGACTCGCTGCGTTATTGGTCACGGCGCGTCTATGAGAGCTGCTGGATGGCGGCCCGCGAGTATTGGACTGCTGGCAAGTGGGTGCGCGTTACCGACGACCTGAATGAAACGCGCTGGGTTGGCATCAACCGTCCGGTGCGGCTGATGGACAAGCTGGCTGATATGCCGGAGCAGCAGCGCGCCATGCTGATGCAGCGTATGCAGTTGCAGCCTGGTGATCCACGCTTGCAACAGGTCGTCGGCATAGAGAATGACATCAGCGACCTCGACGTGGATATAACGATCAACGAGGGTATAGACATTCCGTCACTACAGGCCGAGCAATTCCAGACATTGGTGCAGTTGGCCGGGCTGCAGCCTGGATTGATCCCAGGCGACGTGCTGATCGCGGCCTCGGGGCTGAAAGACAAGGACATGTTGTTGGAAAGGATGAAGGAGCACCAACAGCAGCTGCTGTTGGTGCAGCAAAAGGCCGGACAACTGGCCGAGGCGCACGCCACCGCAGATATCCAGGGCAAGCAGGCGAAGGCACAAGCCGACTTCGCGCTGGCGCAGGAGCGCAAAGTGAACGCCGCGGCGAACGTCCACGCCGTCCACGGCGAGTTCAGCGCGCCACCCTACGGGCAGCCGCATGTGGCACCTGACAACCCGCCTGGGGCGTCCAGCCCGCAGCCGCCTGACCCGGAGCAGATGACGCCCGACATCGCGATGGCAAGCCATCTGGCAGACCTGGAGAAGAAGCACGCTGATATCAGCAAGACCCGCGTCGATACGCTGCTGACGGCGGCGAAGATCCCGCAGACCGCACAGCAGACGCTGCACACCGCGCATCAGACGCACCAAACGGCAGTCACGACCAATCGCCTGCTCCGTACGCCCATTCCACAGCCAGCACCGCAGGGAGGTGCAGCACCATGAGCCTGCTCATCATCATTCTGCTGGTGCTCATCCTCGTGGGTGGCCTCGGGGGTGGGTATTACGGCTACCGCGGCGGCTACTACGGCCCGAATGCGTATGGTGGTCTGGGTCTGATCGTGATCCTGCTGGTGCTGCTCATTCTGTTTGGTGGCGGGAGGATTTGGTGAGCATCCGGCTACTTGCGGGGGATTGCAGGGACGTGCTGGCCACGCTGCCGGCGAATAGCGTGCAGTGCGTGGTAACGAGTCCTCCCTACTATGGGCTGCGCGATTACGGAACCGCAACGTGGTCTGGCGGGGATGCGGGGTGTAATCATGCGCCAACTGGCACTGATCGTGGCGCGCGTGACGAGTTACCCAAGCCGCCAGCGGGCTGGGCAGAGCGGGCGCAAGGCTATGCCAACGGTCGCTACTGCACGCGCTGCGGTGCGCGGCGCATTGATGCGCAGCTCGGGCTGGAGAGCAGCCCCGATGCCTACATCGCCACGATGGTGGGCGTGTTTCGCGAGGTGCGGCGCGTGCTGCGGGATGACGGTACGTGTTGGGTGAATATGGGGGATAGTTACGCGGGTGGTTATAGCGGACGGGCGGCTGACGGCACTTACTACATCCCCAAGACGGCACGAAGTGGCGACGGCCATGTCGGTGATCCGTTCTGGTCGTATCAGGGCGTAACGCCGACCAGAACTGTTCCCGGCCTAAAGCCCAAAGACTTACTGATGATGCCCGCCAGGCTGGCGTTGGCGTTGCAGGCGGATGGGTGGTGGCTTCGCTCCGACATTATTTGGCATAAACCAAATCCGATGCCGGAGAGCTGTCGTGACCGGCCGACGAGTGCGCATGAGCATGTGTTCCTGCTGACGAAGCGGGCGAGGTATTTCTACGACAGCGCGGCCATTGCTGAGCCTGCCACGAATGGTGAGCGGTTCCATGGCGCATATGATGGCGGTGGTCCGAATGAGCGAACGAGCGTCAGCAATGGGCGTGACAGGTTGAGCAACACAACTGCGACGCGCTCCTGTCGGAATGTCTGGACCATAGCTACACATGCGTATCCACAGGCGCATTTTGCGACGTTTCCGCCCGAGTTGGCTGAGCGCTGCATCAAGGCTGGCACGAGCGAGCGCGGGTGTTGTGCCCAATGTGGGGCGCCGTGGGTGCGGGAAGTGGCCTCAACCGGAGTAACCAACGACCGGGATCGCTCGAATAAATGTGACTGGATAGAGGGAGTGACCGAAGGCGGAAATGCTTCGGGCATCCGATCTCTGTCAGGCGCCACCTACAAACCGCAACGCGGTCCTACTGGGACTTGGCTCCCATCCTGCGCCTGCGATGCTGGCGAGCCGGTTCCCTGCACAGTCCTCGATCCATTCGCAGGCGCTGGCACCACCCTCCTGGTCGCTGACCGGCTGCAACGCCACGCCATCGGGATAGACCTGAACGTGGCCTACACGCAGATGGCGATGGAGCGGGTGCGGGCTGACGCGCCGCTGTTCGTGGACATCAACGCCGGCCCTGTGCCCGAGCATCCGGTCGAGACGCAGATCGCCGATCTGTTCGCCGAGGCGGCCGAGTGAGCCACGGCGTGCTGCTCGGCATCATGGTGCTGGCGCTGGTCGCCATCATCCTGGCGAGCGTCACATAATCGCGAGACGACACGCCACAACAGGCGTAGCTACACGGCACGTGCCGTAACCCCACACACAGGAGTATATACGACATGGCAGCATTCCCAGTTCCTGCCGGCAGCGTCATCGTGGTCCCCGGCGGACCGGACAACTCGCTTCCCGGACAACCACCAGGCATCTGGGGTGGCGCCCCGCCCTTCATCGACAACACGCTTCCGCCACCCCCACCTGGAATTTGGCCGCCACCCGTTGGCATCTGGCCGCCGACGCCGCTTCCGCCCGGTTACCCTATGCCACCCGGCAGCATCTGGCCGTCGCCTGGTGTGCCGACGCATCCGATTGCACCAGGTGGTCCGCCGCCTGTCGTGGGGGGTGGTCCGGCTGAGCCGCCGCCTATGCCGGGTCATGGCCTACCATCGCAGAAGTTCCTCGTGGCGATTGTCGCGGTGAGTGCTGGCGGTGGCTTGCGGGTGGTTGGCTATACCGTGGTCGATCCGTCGCTGAGTCCAGGACACGACTTGCCTGGCAGCCAGCCGCATCCCGACCAAGGTCTGCCTCCGAGCGGCAACCGGCCGAGCCAAGGCTTGCCCCCGGCGCCGGGCAGGCCAGACCAAGGTTTGCCGCCCACACCACAACCGAAGACGTAAACCGCTCGTGCCGAATGGGCGTGGTGTCACAGCCACGTCCACCACCACAACCAACACCAGGGGCTTCACGTCATGAAACACGCACTACTCGGCGTCAGCATCATCGCGGGGGCCATGTTCTTCCACGCGCCGGCGTATGCGACGCTGATCACCTCGCTGGCGCAGGAGAGTGGCAGCAACACGGTCGTGGCCACAGACAATGGCACCACGACCAACATCAGCATCGCTGCCGGCACGCTGGTCACGTTGGGTGGCGGCATCTTCAACGTCGCTGGCGCCAGTTTTGAACTCGCCGCTACCTCGGTCGACGCCGCGGTGCTGTTCGCTGGCCAGGTCATCCAGCACTTCAGCGGCAGCTTCTGCGTGAGTTCAGTGGCTGGTTGTGGCGGCAACTTCCTGTCCGGCACCTTCACCGATGCTGCCTTCGGCGCCAACGGCGGGCCGGGCCTGACGGTGCAGGTCAGCAACCCGCCCGAGAGCCTGTCACTCACCTCCAACGTCATCCCGGCGGACCAACTCATCCCACCGAGTTCGTTCAACCTGACGTTCGTCAACCTGGGACCGGCGCTGCACATCAACGGCACCACCATCGGCGCGTTCGATGCCTCGTTCACGGGTGACGTGTCGGCTAGCGCGATACCGGAGCCGGCAACCATGGCGCTGCTTGGCGTCGGGTTGCTCGGGCTTGGGCTGGTGCGGCCGCGGCGTGCGTGACCGAGGAAGAAACCAAAAGCGTCCTCGGGCTGGGCGGCAAGCTCATTGGCGGCCTGCCTGCTCAGTTCCTGGCGCTGGCGATCGTCAACGTGGTGGTACTCGGGGGATTGTTCTGGCACCTGGAGAGCCAGTTGGAGTCCCGTGAGCGTGTGTTGGTGAAGATGGTCGAGACGTGTTCTTCAAAGCCGAATTAGGGAGGGGCCATGACCATTCTTAACGTCAGCCTCGGGCAATCCATCCAGGCCGCGATCAACGCTGCCGCACCAGGCGACACCATCGATGTCGCTGCCGGCACCTACACCGACCAGTTCCTCAACATCAGCCAGTCGGTGACGCTGCAGGCGGTTGGCGGCCAGGTGCTGCTGCGCGAGACCGTGCAGCCGCCGGACGGCAAGGCAATGATCACCGAGCATGGGGCCGCCGTCGCCATCAACGGGTTTGACATCGCGGGCGTATCCGTACCCGATCGCAATGGCGCCGCAATCCGCTACGAGGGTGGCAACCTGACGCTACGTGACGACTTCTTCCATGATAATCAGGAGGGGTTGCTCGGTGCAGCAGACGCCGGCGGAAGCATCAGCATCGACCACTCCGAGTTTGCCCACAACGGGGACGGCAGTGGTTCTACTCATAATATTTACGTGGGAGCTATCGCTGCTTTCAATCTTACTAACTCTTATATCCATGATGCGGTAGTTGGCCATGAGGTCA